TTATTTGCGGAGCTGGTTATCCGAAGCAATCTGGAATAGGATTGTTGACATTTGGATTGCTAATAACAAATGGCATTATGAATCCGAATTCAACATTGAGGACTTTGATAAAGAGTTCTCAACGGAATGGTTTGAAAATTTAAGGAAAATAGGTCTGTCAGCCCTTACGGGTCATCATATTAAGATGAATCATCCAGATTTCACTGAGCTTCATAAGCCACAGGAAAATGGTCAACTGATGGGATCGATTATTTCTTTTCCTATACTCTGTATCGCTAACGCTGTCCTTTGTAGGATGGCCATAAACGTTGATCGATTGAGAGACGGTCTATCCCCTTTGGGAGTTCGACAATTATCATTAAAAATTAATGGTGATGATTGTTTATTACCTCTAAGCGAGTTTGGTTATCAAGCCTGGCTCGCTATCACAAAGGAAGGTGGACTAGAGTCATCCGTTGGAAAAACATACTTTTCTAGGGACTTTGTTACTCTCAATTCAACCTTATATATTAGAGATAAGGATACTTTTTTAAGGACAAAAGGTGTCAATTTTGGCATCATGTTCGGACAGTCTCGATCTTCGAATAAGAACAACGAAGTGAATAAGACCGGTAAAACTAAGATATCCAAGTCCAGTATTAATTATGGGCAATACGGAACGCTGTTAAGACAACTTAAAAAGGATTCTCCTGATTATCTCTGGCTTGCAATCAAGTCGATGTTTATTAAACATCATTTTAAAGAACTAAGTCAATGCAAGATGCCTTGGTTCCTACCCGAATGGGCTGGGGGCTTGGGTTTTCCCATTGATTCTGAAAAAGAGATATCAGAGGCCGACCTTCATGTCGCATCATTAATCAAGCTGCATCGTATTCATGTACCTCAACTCTCCAAGTTAAAAGAGTGGAGAATGCATGAACTAGCGCAGGCTCGCCTACAAATTAAACCAATCCCTTATCAGTATATGATGGAGGGGTCTGATTTGATTGACATACAAGAAGCTTACGATGAAGCTTATGGTTGGATTGTTTTCGATGAGTTCCATCGGGCAACCTTCCATGAGTTGTATAATATGACGAATGATGATGAAGACGCGAAGCAAGATGCTTATCATAAAATCCTCAAAATAAGAAAGAAAGTAGAGAAATTAATCTACAAAGAGCAATACGAGTTAATCGAAATTAGTGAATTACTCAATGAAAAGAAAGATTTCTACCCCCCAATTAAAATGAAGAGTCTCGACTACTCTCACATGGGGATACCAAACACTGACTAAATCAGAGTTTTTGTCTAGATACCTCACTGGACGTTAAATCAGAACTGGAAACAGCTAAAAATGGGGGCTCGGGTTCTCACCTCTCAAGTTTAACTATTGTTGGGCTCTTTCATAGAAATATGAAGGCGCTCGATTTATCTTTTGGAATGGATAAATGCAATGTGTGAACTTCGATGTTTATTGGACAATCACCGAGTTAAAAGAACTGGTCAATAGTGGATTCTCAATTTCTCAACCTTTACACTTCTAGTCAAACATATCAATACGTGGTAAACCGC